TCGAGAACCAAGTCCCCGGCATCAGGCATCTTACCATCCAACCCATTGCTGAGTGGGAAGTCTCGAATACCGAAGCTACCGAACGTCTTGTTCTGAGCATTCACGTTGAACGTGTCTGCACCAGTCGAAGTCTGGAGACCAGTTTCACAACCCCAGATGTATGCTGAGTTCTCTCGAACCACATCTACCCAGTAGTTGCTTGTTCCGTCAGCTTTCTTGGCATCTTTCGCTTTCGAGACAAACGCGAATCGTTCAAGAACGGTTCCGATCTCTCCAGTCCAGATACCCTTGCTGTCGGTAACAATCAAGTGGAATTCATCGTTGGCACCGTTGACGCTTGCAGCATAGCTGGAAGTGCTTGGGTTACCCTCGAAGTTGGCTTCATATTCCCAGACGTTGTAAGCAGTACCGAAGTCGAGATCGTTTGCGGCATTGCCGAAGGATACTCGTCTCACGCTATCTGAGTCTTCAGCGACTCGAACCCCAACAGAACCGAAGTTGATGTAGAGGTTGGCAGCAGTAGCGTTCTCGATGACGGCGTCTACGTTAGCCTGATCTGCTGCTTGTGCTTGGATGTAGAATACCATGTCACCATTATCGTCGAGTCTCTTACTCAACAGGGTGAAATCAGTGTTTGATTGAGCGATACCAACGGTAACACCGAGACCAACAGTAGTACCCGCGACAATAGCCGAAGGATCTGGTGCTGGAATATCAGCGTATGTACCGAGGGAGGTAGTAGCACCTACGATGCGATACACTTCTGCGGTTGCGTCACCAATGTTATCACAGATAGAGACCTGAAGGCTGTTTCCGAGATCTCCCGGATATTTTGCAGCGAACATGCCCGGACCAGCCGAGAACCCGTTAGAGCCGAATTGTGCTTCCCATGAGTAAGTGTCATCATTGTCTTCGTTGAAGACGTAAGTTGTTCCACCGGATGCGTTTGCATTCCGTGAAGTGGTGCCAGTAATGGCAGTAGTACCCGCTGTGAGATTTACCGAACGAACAACCTGAAGGTTGTTACCGTACCCCAAGAATGAACTTGCAGTGAGGAAGTCTACGGAACCCTCGTTCACACCAATACTGGTGCCACCGAAGGCATTGGGATCTACTGGGTTACCGAACAGCAAACGCAAATTCTTCTCGCCATCGATCAGAACACGCTCGCCAACTGGACCCCATCGAAACGTTCCAACAAATCCTGCGGCAGTGGTTGCAACTGCCGGAATGATGTTTGTCAGATCCTTTTCCTGAATCTCTACTCCGGGACTCAACTGGAAAGCCATAATTCAACTCCTATTACTGTCTGTGATTTGAAACACTATATCAGTGGTTTCAAAAAAATGTTCTTGTACTCTGATAGATATTTAGGGTTTATTGTTTTCCACATCCGCATAATTAAATGTTAGATGTGGAAATTTGGTGTTTTTGTATGTTCCCCGACACCAAGACCCCACGGCATTGGATGATACACCCAAAACTTCACCAGCATGTCTTGATGATCTATAATAGAAATATTGATCCAAATCGATTCGATATATGTAACCTGTTTCTTTTACAACCACAACAATCCGCTCCTATCTGCTCAAAATATATAGGAGCGTTCCAGTTTAGGCATTTTTAGATGTAGATCTGGATGTCGTCCCCATTGTCAGGAAATGGGTTTATTGAGTCTTGTACATACCATCTGGTGCCTTCTTCGTCCACGAAACTCTCTTCGTTCGGATCGTCAAAACCATCCATTGCGAAACCAAAAGGCATCAATTGACTATCAAGATTTTCTACCGACTTTCGATAGAGACCATCTTTGAGAGTATCATTACAAATATCTAGGAACATTGGCTGGGTGGTTAACCACGAAAACAAGACCATCGTCATCACGATATCATCATGGTTTCCAGAATCCGCACCATAAGATTTGCCTTTTTGTGTGAAAGTAGACAGTTCCTTTATTGTTTCGTAATCATCAATCAAAAGTTGTTGTTTCTCAATCAAATCTTTGAGAATTGAACATCCCATTCTTTTGACTGTAACACTGGTCTTTACACCAAGCTGGGTTCGATTGCTTCCAAATCCAGCATCAGCGACCTGACCCTTCCTACCACGAGCGGTGACCGTGATAATATTGTCATACTCGAAGTCTTCATACAACAAGTGAGCTACCTGATTACCAACATCGTTGATCTCAACCAGAACAGCAGCATCATTATACTTGCTTGCCACACGGTAAATCACATCTGGATATAAAATTGGTGTCACGAGATTGTTTCTGTATCGAGCAACCTGCTTGAATGGCATTTCTGTTACATCGAAGACCGAGAACGCACTGTAATCATTCCCAACACCATGAGAGGTATCGACCACAAGAACATATGATCGTCCCTCTTTGATGAGCTTACCGTCCATGTATGTGTGAGGCACGGGCTGGTCAAAAATTGACAGACCGTCATCACTTTCGTAGATTGGATCTTTGTGTGCTAGATTTCGTAGAGCGGGACCAGAGATCAGAGTATTGGACGAACCCAAGAATTCACAATTGTGTGAAATTAGGTCATTCGTATAGTACGAGTGATTAGAAGATTCAACATGTAGAATATCATAAACATCATGGGGTATAGAAACGACACGAATTTCAGATATTGTCTCCGAATTGTAGAGAATATCATTGATCTTCAAATCTATCGACTGCACCCACTCATTCTTGTGTGTCAACATCATATGGTTTTCTGTGCAAGACAACATCTTCCCAGATACTGTCATTATCCTAACACATTTGCGTAACTTTCGTTTCACAACGCCACGAAAATCTTTGAACCCCTCGGGTGTCAATATCTCAAGATTTTGGTTATTTAATTTCACTGTAGAGTTTTGAACCATTCCAAGTTTTTCCTGTTACGATGTATATAATAGCCATACTGAATTTCTAGGAATTCGACATCATATCATACAACTCTTCGATGGGTATTCTGGAAATCTCACCAGTATCTTTGTTTCTCACGGTCACCACAGAATCACCAGTAACACATTCAAATTCTTGTTCGAACTGAGTATGGCTGGTGTTTGCAATCTGCTGTTGCTTCCAAGCGTCATCTCTGCCCGGAGTCTCAGACCACTGGATTTCCATGTGCTCGAAGTTGGATCTACCTTCTGTTGCTTCAACCCACATCTTGTAGAACATGTTCATACCGTTAGGTGTGGACACGATCCGCATCTTGGTTGTGTCACCAGATGAGATTGTTGGATATACAGCAGAGAAGAATTCTTCAGAGGTGTTCTGAGGAACAAACGCAAATTCGTCCAAGAAGATTAGGGAGTATGAATCACCACGAGCCGAGTCAGATGCAGTCGAGCTAGCGATAATCTTGGAACCATTCTCCATCTCGATCGTTGTTTTATTCCAGCCAACCACGCCTTGCTGCAACCAGCTAGGGAGATTCTCGAATGCCTTTTTGATACCAGCAAGAAGCTTCTTAGCAGTCTTCTCTTTGTTCGCCAAGATAGCGACATTCTTCTCTGAGTTGAACAAGATGTAATGAAGAATGTATGCAGAAACGGTCACAGATTTTCCGCATTGACGAGGCATCTTACAGATAACGAATCGATTGTCGTTCAGCTTGTCGATCAGTTTGCGTTGATAGTCGTAAGGTACAAACGGAACAAGCCCACGGTCAACGTGTACGATCTTGACGTAGTTCTCTACAAAATACTGAATGTCATCCCGACATCTCTTGTATTCTATAATTTCGTGCTTAGTCCACTGAATAGGTGTGTTCGGTGGTTTAAGAAGCGGATTGCCTTTGTGGGAATGATTTTTATCAAACATCCAGAACATCTCCAACATCGTCACTAGCTTCATCCATCATTTTCTGCATATCAGCAGTTGATCCGATAAACACAGCCTTGTCGATATTAGTAGTGGTTCCACCACCAGCAGCAGGAAGAGCGTTGGGTACGACATTCGGAGTATCTGGTAGTTTTTTACGGCTACTCTTGTTTCGTTTTTCGTGTAGTGAGATCAGTTTTTCGTTTGCCATGACATAATCTATGAATAGCTTACCAGCCACTTCGTAGCTTCGAGCGTCTTCTTTGTCTTCAGCAAGACCGGCAGCAGCTTCCAATTGTCGTTCTGCCATAGCTATAGCCCTGCGGATATTTGCTCTCGCAAACTCCATGTCTCCGTCAAGCTTTTTATCGGGATTGACTGCGACCTGTGGGGTTTCTTCTTTTGAGGGTGACGCGACTGATAATTCGTTCTCACCGATAAATTGCTCCATGTCTTTCTGAAGACTTAGAACATCGGCAGATTCTTCATCCACTAAATCCGGATCTGGAAGATTTAATGCTTCACACAATTTTTGGTCAATTGTTAAAGAAGCTACCTTTGGTTTTGGGTTTGGTGTCGGATTGGCTGGCGAGCCCGTACTCATTATTTTGCCTCTCTGGTCCCGGAGATAATCCGGTGTTCATAGGTTTAAGTAATGTCTTCCTTGGTGACTGCTCTCTCGTCGCACCACCCAAGACTTTTATGTATTCTGAGAACGGAAACACTGCTCCATCCCCGGTTTCAATAGACACCTTGTAGTAGTAATCGATACCAGCTACATTGTCTTCGATATCTGTATCTAGGAAGATATTGGTATTCGTAACAGTTGAGAGCTTTTTGTAGTTGCTTCTGGGAGATCCCTTGGCACGATATACGTTGTATTGATTGCGGCTTTCAACCTTAGTCCACTTGATCTGTGCGTACCCAGCAATACCCGTGCTTGCAGTGACTGTAGTAGGAATTTCGGTAATATCCAAGTGATATGAATCGTCTGCCAAGACGGCTTCCATCTTCGTGCTATATTCTCCATGAAACAGTTCGGCAGAGGAAGCAAAGCTCCACGGTTCGCCTGACTGATCTCCAGCCGATCCATTGTGTAGCCAGATAAGACCATCAAGCTGGTTGTCCACTACTCGTTCGACTAGATTGGTTACTTGAATACCATTGTTGGACATACTAGCACCGAAAATGTCTGAGTGTACACCACCAGAATCAGACCATGTGTCAAACGGACTGATAAAGTTGTTGGGGTACTCAAAACTTGATGGTGTATCCTTGAATGTGTCTCGCACAACAACAAAAACTGGTTTTTCCGTTTCTTTTCGTATTCTAATAAGTTCAGCAATATTGGTGTCTAAGTATGTGTTTAATTGGGTTGCAGAATACCGCTCTTTGTCAGTGTCTACATTTGAAGCTCCCTCTTCATTCGAAGTTTCTAACCCGAAACGACCATTGCCACTATCAACATCAAACGAAACCTGATAGAAAATTCTACTATATGACAAATCCATTACAAGGTAATCCATCGCATCGAATGCACTGGTTGTACCAATGGCGGTCTTGAATTTGTTATTTCCTTCTCGGTAATCAAAATCAGATTGTTCTGGGTAACTGTATGCGTAAGCACCAGAAACGTAGTAGTCGTCAAACAATGCTTCGGGAACACCCACCACAGATACTTTACACAGTGGTGCTTTCTCGCGGACTTTATTACAAATAGTGTTGATGATGAGTTCGACAAGTTCGTAGAATCTTGGGATTAGAGTATCATCCATCCGTGCATCTTGATACTCGTCGGTCTGGGAATTCCAAAAAATGTCGTTGTACCAAAGAATACGCCAAGCATCAAACTTCACAGAATCATAATCTGAAGTTCCAAATCCAAAATATTCTGTGAAGTTGAAACTGAAGCCCTCCCATTCAACCAAAACAAATCGATCTTCGGTCTCGTCGATAAATGGAAGTAGAAAATTGTCTATTCGTGATTCGATTTCGGATTTCTTTAACCACAAATCTTGATCGGGCCAAGATCCAACGGCTTGAACAAAGTTCTCTGGTGCTTCAAACATCACACCGTTTCCGACTACTTCTTGAGGATAATTCAAGAATTTGAAATCGGTATCTTTGGATATCCACGGCTTCTTGTCAGTGTAGTATACTGGGTTAGTAGCCAATTCACCCTGTGATACAACATGGATGGTGGTCGGATACAACGAGTTGACGTTCTTCTGTGCCATTAGTCGCAATTATCTCCAGAGTTCAATCCCAATGTGTTGAAATCAAAGTTATCGATTGAAAGATCTTGGTAACCAACAGAGAATCCGTAGTCACTACCGGAAGTCGCACCGATAGGATCGACATCTACTTCAACAGTAGACATAGCTCTTCCCGTGGTTGCATCATAGAACGTGGTGTCTGTAGTCTTGATGATACCACCCTGTGTGATAACAGGACCATACAAATAGATCTTAGCGGTAAAATTCAGAATCCAGACGTACACTTCAAGATCTTCGTCGAATGAACCCTCGAACGTGAAATCTGGACTAACGCTGTCTAAGTTGAGAATCATGTCATCCAAAATAGTATCAGGCATTGTTCGAACAGACTTAACAGTCACTGTGAGTGACGGAGCAAAGTAAGGCAAAATCTGTTCAAGGATCTGCATACCGTCTTCTTGGTGCTTTGTGTACACAACAAGCTCAAACCCGATTGTGTACGGAACCCGAGGACCAACAGCAGTGTATGTTGTTGGTGTATTCGATTCGTATATCTTTCGGGAAGGATCGGTTGCTCGTGTTGAATCGTAGCTCAGATCAGTGATCGAGAAGGAGATTCTCGGAAGGAACTGTTGGATTCGTGCTGAGATCGGGCTGTCGTCGTGTGTAGAATCTTTTTTCGCTTTGTCGATCAGCGTCTGATAGTATCGGCGTTTCGGTGAATAGTTGATAGGAACAACAAGCCGGGTGATTTCTCGGCTGTTTCTGTCATACGTCACGACGCGAATCTTGTTGAACATCGTACCGAAAGCTACGGTATAACGACGGATCGATCTGTTATAAAAATGGTTGAACATGTATTACAGTTCTCCAAACGGATTTGATTCAGTCCAATCGATGATATCAGCACCAGCATTTTCAATATTCTGGTTGTCAGCAAACGGATCTGTACTCATATCTAGTACATCTTCGACCGACACCGCCCATGATGCTCCAGTAGACACACCATTGATTACATCTCCAACAGAGAATTCTCCAGTCGGACGATAGACCCAAACAGTAGGAAGAGAAATTTCGAAGTCTCCGACGTATCCAACGGTCGATCCTCCGACATGAAGAACTTCATCTTTCTCGAACACACCAGTACCACCAGTAGCGAGATTGAGTTCAACCGTGTAACCACGATCTCCATTGAGTTCGTCCAATGCAGGGATTCCAGTCTCGAAGACTTCTTGACTGTACTGAAAGTTCTCGATTGATAGTTTGTATGTGTAGAGCTTACCGAATTGGTAGAATGTGTTTTCTACGTCAACGTACTTGATCTCGAACAAAGAGTTCGTGAGCGGCAAGTAGATAAGATCTCCCTCACGAGGATCTTTCATTAGAGTTTCTGTTTTGAAACGGAGGCGAGATACAACCAGTTCTGCACTGTCAGAAATCTCAATACCGAACTTACGGTAGAGATCTCCTTCGCCCTGAAACTCGTCAACAGTTTCTAGGTACATCTCGATAATGAAGGATTTCTTGTAAACACCATTGAAATCATCCCCGTAGAGATAATCCAGACCTTCTGACCCAAGCTCATCTGGGTTCTGTCTTGGAACATAGTAAACATCCGTACCGAAGTTTCGGATATACTCGATGGTGACATCCTCCATCAGATTTTGCTGACGAAAGTCTTGTCCCGTATTAAAGTATGGATTCGTTCCCAAGTGCTGCTGCTTTCTTGATCTTACCAGCACTCATGGGTTCAGCAGCAAACTTGACCGATCCTGCCATTTTCTGGGAATCGAACTTTGCACGGATGCTGAACACAGGAACGCCATCGGCATATACACCGATTGTTTCGTTACCACTTCTATTCATATGTATATTGGACGAATTGCGAAGTTGGTCAGCATTAGGATCATTGAAGGGATCTGTCACCACACAGGTGTTTCGTCTCATGGCAACTCTGATATATGGGAGATCTGAGTGTGGTACAGCGTCCATCCACTCCCCAAGAAGATGAGCTTGGAGATCGCTCTGGGTCATCCCATGATATATATCGACAAGTTCGTCTGCAATACCTCTGAGAATCCCAGATCCGATACGATCAGCAACCAGCTTGAGATCCGGATTTTCCCGGATTTGACCCTTTCGTTCTTTCTTGATTTCAGACAGATTATAGTCTGATACCAGTTGTGACTCGGCTTTGACCATAGAATCGCTTAGGGAGCATCCTAGAGCCCTCTCAACAGTCCCTAGACCGAGGTTCTTGAAGCAAATTCCAGCAGTTTTGGTAGAACTCTTGGCAGATATGCCAAGAAACTGCCCCGTGTAGAATCTGACCACCATATCACTCGGATTGTCTCGGAAGTCTAGATCTGGGATACCCGTCGCTTCTTGGATTGCATTGGGTTGAGCGGTCCAGTAGATCTTGCGGATCTGGGAGTATGAGTAGTTCGGATGTTCCATCATCCACTCGATAGCTGCCCGAGCCATAATTTTTGAATTTTCGATCTGCTTCGATGGAGTATCTTCTGAGACTTTCTCACGAAGAATTTCGTCTGTCAGACTCATGACTTCTCGAACGTCGTCAGAGTTGTGAATTAAATCCCAGTTCCCACCGGCGATTTGATGCATCATTGAGATCTCATTGATCTCAGACAGTTCTCGGTTGTAGTAGTGACCTGTGTTTGTCTGATTGGCTTGTAGCATAGTGTATGTCTCCGGGTTTAGTTATTTAATTTCGCAAAGTCTTTCATGACCTTGATCATCTTATCCAGATCTTGTTTTGTATACGGATTTTGATCTTCTGGGATATCATCGTACAATTCCTTTATGCGTGATGGTTTATCTATAGCCATATACAGCGGAACTATAGCACCAGAAAGACGGTTCAATCTCTCTAGGGGGACCACAGGAATTCTATTTTTGTTGCAATACGTTTCGATTATATTATAAAAGCTAGATTTAATTGGTCTCCTGTCAGACTCGATAGTTATAACCGAAACAATCTCGTAATCAACAATAACCGTCTCTTGTTGACGAGAAGAGTTTTTAGCATTCTCTTCGTAATCGTTGTAGATAAGAGAACTAAATTCAGAATTGTACTTGTCCATCAACTTCTCTGTGCCAGAGAAATAGTTCTTGAGAACACTATTGATGAATTGTTTAATACCGTTTAATGCTCTTCGGTGCTGTTTGACATTTTCTGGTTCTATGTCAAACTTGATAAGCCTTTCAAGTTCTTCCATCGTATCGTTGACAGCATCAGCATACTCATATATATTGATCGGTCTGCCATTAGGCAGATGATCTGACCACAAATGAAACTGATTCAAATCAAATTGTTTGATGTAATCTTCGCCGAGATACGCCATCGTAGCCAACTGCAATCGCTCAAACGAGTCCATTTTAAGTTTAACAAATTCGTTCCGGATATATTCCAAATCGCCACCACCCTGATCAGCATCAGAAATGTACTCTGCAAAAAGAGTGAATGGAATCCACCGACGACCGTTCGTGTCTGGGATAGAAAAAATATCTCCAGAACCTGATGCCTGCTTCTTGCCACGGAGCTTGTAAACAACTCCACTTTCGTGAACTCCACGAGTTACTACACCAGAATTAGCAGTAGTAGACAGGGCTTTATTGGATTTTTGTGATCTGACCACGTTGGTGAACCATTTCGGACTAGATACATGCCACGTTTCAATAATTGGTGGATCACCAAAGAGGCGCTTGAGCATATTACGATCGAGAGGGATGAAGATTTCTCTGTCACCCTCACCACGAACATATTCTGTATTTCCGAACATCAACGAGACAACATCGGTCTGCCACTTCGGAGAGCCTGCTTTCTTCTCTGTGATGTATGTCGAGAAATGACGAGTCTTCTCGATTAGATACTGCTTAAACGATTGCATTATTTCCAATACCCCCACTCAAGCCAGCTTGAACCGTCTGTAAACAGGTTTTTGGCTTTGACTGTCTTCGTGATAATCTTGTACTTGCTTCTAAGATGCGCCTTGCCGTGTTCGTGAGCATATTTCTTAGTGATAGCTACCCAGTCCCCATCGTTGATCTGGAGTTTAACGCTTCCCGGTTTGTCTCGAACCTTATGGAGTTCTTCTAGTTGGTCTGATAGTTCGTCGAACGAAAGATGTTTGTATCTGGACGGCATGTTTCCGCGAAGGAAAAATTGTGCCTTAGCAGATTCCATGTCAGCAATTATTTCTTCGTTCGACGGAGTATGTGGTACTGCTCGGTAGATCTTGACAGATTTGTTTGGGTTTTTGTGACAAGCACTGATGATTCCATATGCTTCAGCATCTTCGCTCCCACCCGTACCGTAGTATCTCAAACCGTCTTTGCTGTATACGTCATCTGGGTAAGATTTATTGATCGTGAGGTCGTGCAACGGAGAATCCCTCTTATCTGGGGCTGTGTGTTCCCCGTGATAGGTTTTCTTCTTTGCTTCCGTTATGTGTTGCTGAAAACTCTTCATCACATCAAGAACCATTTTGGTGGTTCAGTGTACACAGATTCAACCATTTCTTCCATCCTCTGAATTTCTTCGGTTGCGTCATCAAACATCTGACGACCATTGAGTGTGATTCCGCCCGGTAGCTGTGCTCCCTCAAATTTCATGAGATTAGATCCCCACTGCCTCTTGATTAGCTGTG